TACCTTTCTTGTTGCGTGTTATCACATAGTTACTGTTAGGAAACTCACATCTTCTAGCATCCTTTGGTACAAGTAACTTCATCTTCTTCTTCGTTTCTTCGAAGCTGGATACAGCACCTTGATACTGATTCATCATACCATCAAGGCTTCTGTATAATTCATTATCAAACTCAAGATAGTCTTTCATACCATCTACAAGTACGTGTTCTTCTGCCAAAGTTTCAATAGCACTTTTGCCATTTGACTCTGGTGGTTGCTTATCATTCTTTACGAACAACCAAAACCTTTTCATCTTTGCAAATAGTCTGTCATAGAATTCTTGATTCCAATCTACTCTAACGACTTTGGGATCATCATTACCAAGTATTACTGATAAGTAACAATAGTCTTGACAATATACTTGCATATAATGATGTAGTTGTGGTGCATAATATCTAGCTTTTTGTTCAACAGTTGCTCTAGCATTACTGTGTTTACATTCTAGTATTACACCATCTACTTTAGCATCAAGATGAGCAAACAATGGTACATCTCTGAATGTAAATTGTTTTACTTCTTGTCCTGGAGTAGGTCTAGTTACTATTTTACCAGCAAACTCTGTCTTAGCTAACCATTCAATGTGGAATGATTCTGTATGTACTCCTAGTTGCACACGAAATACATTAGATAAATCTTCTTCCATATCTTTTTTAGTTTTTACTTTCCATAGTTGTACTAGGTTTTGGTTGTGCCATATTCTGTTGGCATCACTACCACCTAGTCCTGTAGTTCTATCTATTACAAACATAGTCATTCTCCTTTATTGTTATTAAAATTATAATGCATTTCTGCATTGTAATCAAGCATAAAAAAAGCCAGTAGTATAGGGTTACTACTGGCTTGGAACAATCGAAGAATGAACTAGGCGAATGTTGTAAGTCTATTAAGGACAGACCGACACCATCCAATAAAACTTTGACAGAAGTTAAGTTGTTTGTCAATAGGTTCTCGAATGGTTGCTGGTAATGGAAAGGTATTATACTTATGTGTCTTCATTACATTTACTATTGCTTTTTTAAGAAAGATAGCTGGTATCTCTTTAATAGATTCTATGTAATACTTTAGACCTTCATGTTGTGGCATCTCCACTTGAAATGTATTGCCCAACACTTGCAAACTTTTTACTATAGTTTCATTAGGTGCTGGTTGCATTTGTATTTCAAGATTATGTATAACACTCTTGATTCTTTTCTTGATTGGTTCTAGTTCTTGTTTACCTTTTAGTTCTTGTAATGCTTCTGATGTTGCTCTCGCTATTGTATCTATCAAGATAATCTCCGACTGCGTTAGCATTACTGGAAGAAACTCTGGTTGGTTTAGAATAGGTGCTGGTTTTCTGTGTCTTGTTACCCAATTTGAAAGAGCATCTACACCAGAATCTAAAGGCGGCTTCCCAGTTGTTTTTTCTGTTCCCTTTTGCAAGGTAGTAGTCGACGAATTGTTCGTGTTCATAGTTCAAATCCTCCATTGTTGCTTGTTTAAATTTATCAAAGAACCAAGTCTGCAACTGTTCACTTGGTTTCCAATCCTCATTTATTGGTAGCGAATCATACCTGTTCATAGTTATCCTTTCTGAACTAACTTGCTTTTTTGTATTTACTTTCAATAATAAAATTCCACACAGTTTGTGCAGTTGATTCTCTTAAATGAAATTCACCTGACATTACTCGGTGATAAGTGCTGTCTTGAACACCAGCTTTACGAAATGCTTCTCGTAAATTTATTTTCTTTTTGTTTGCTAGTTTTTCTAGTTGCTCTATGTAAGTTGTTAGTTCATTGTTCATACTATATTATTAGCATAGTTATTGCATAAGTGCAAGTGCTATGGTACTAGAAATTTTGTATACACCATAGCATCATGCACTTAACAAATGCAATCCTTGAGAAAAGGTCTTGTACTAACTAACGATCAAATCAGTACAAGCACAAGGACTACACACATTTAGATGGAGTACCCAAAACTTTACTCTTACGGACATCTAAATTCTATACGTTGGCTTCTGCTTCTAGTTCTAGTTCTTCTAACTTGTATCTTGCATCATACCAGTTATCGAATACCCAGTACTGTTTCTCGTGTAGCCAACCTTTGTTCAAACACTTTATCATTTGATAATAGTCTTTACCTACAAGATCAAAACCAGCACTGGTTTCTTCTACAATCCAGAACATATCTTTACCACTCAATATCTTTTCTCTTGTACTCGAACAAGCTCTGTTAAACATCTTCTCTCTTACTGTACCTATATACATTATTTACTCTCCTTTATTTTACAATATAATACTTTACCTTTTTCTGTAGCAAACCAAACACGTTGGTATTTACCATGCCTGGATTTACGTTGACCAACTGCACCAATGTAGTGTTGTCGTTCTAACCACACTCTAGCAGTACGATACTTACTTGTTATCACACCATCTTGATATGCTAGTTCTTCATCTGTCATACCAGATATACCACCAACATCTATGATAAGTTCCATCACTCTGTCTTTAGCTTTACGTACTCTACCTACTTCTTCTTTAGCGGCAGTCTTACTTGTCTGAGGATCAGTTGCCCTGACCATGTTATACCATTCTTCACTCATAATTATTCTCCTATTATATTAACGTCATTAAATAAATGTATGCCCATACTATTATATTTGCTGTTGTTATTAAATAAAGTAAATACATACATCACCCTATACTGCTACTTCACTAGCAATGATT